TACCAGGCATCTTAATAGGTCCGTCTTTCTTTTTAATTTCTCTAATCTTTTTAATTTTACGAGGATCGATGTATCGTAATTCTCTGATACCATCTTTAGGATTCTTTGGGTCGATAACTTTATGATAATACATACGACCATCAACATACCAACGTCTGAATATGTCGTGTCCTTTTTCTTCGAACTCTAAGATGCGTAACACTTCATCAAATTCTTTTGCAATCTTTTTCTTTAAGTCGTTTGAAAATGTTTTGATACGATCTAAGTTTAGTCGAACAGGAGGTTCAATTTCGTCTGATACGATTGCCTCGTTTACGATATCTTCTACAGCCGCATCACACTCTGGTTGCATTGCGACTTCTCTATATCGTCTAATTAAATCTGCTTCATCACGGATCTTACCTTCAATATCAAGGTAATGCCCGATGTGTCCACCACCACCGATGACCGTTTGTGAACCGTCATCAACGGAAGGCAACGTAAAGTCTTGGGACGTTGCCTTCTCGTCTTTCTTTCGGGTAATAGAAAATCCAAATAATTCTGCCATACTATTATTTATACCCTCTTTTTAACTACTATTTTAAGTAGTTGTGTTTGATTCCCAATACTGATATCTCCAAGTACAGGCAAATTCTTCAATTCCTGCAGCTTGGTCGTAATTAAGATCGATTTGTGCTAGAGTTATTGGAAACATACCTCTAAATGTATATGATTTAATAGTATTACCATTTCTGTCTAAATGATCTACAAATGCGTCAACTTGATAATCAGTTGGATTTGTTAGACCTTCGTTATCAGAATGATTATTGATACCATTAGACCATCTCTCAATCGCATTACGGATTAAAAAATCAGTATCATTAAGTATTGTTGTATCCCAAGTTTGAAATGTTCTGTCACCAGCAACATAAAGATTTCTTCCTCTGAAAGGAATAGTAATCTCTGCTACCTCTGAACTTGGTAAAGTAGTTGCACGACATAAAAATGCCATACTTTCTGTTTCACCACCTACAGCAGCAAATCCTGGGAAAGGCATTGTCACTTTGAACTGATTAGCTCTTGCACCGCCGCCTTTAAGTTTAGAAACGAAATCTGAAATGTTTGCCATGATTATGCTCCTACGACTTCACTGAACGCAACGCCAGTTCTTGTTGCAACAAAGTTAAGTTTGATAAAGTTGATACTTCTTGCAGGTTTTACAAAGATGTCTGCAACAAATTCATTTCTATCAATAACTTCGCCTGTGTTATTAGTTTCATCAGCTACCACAGCAAAATCTGTGATACCTCTACGACCTTGTACATCTCTTAGGAAAGGTTCTACTAGATTTCTAAATTGTGCTCTTGTGAACTCATCGTTGAACTCAAAGAGTTGGAATTTAGCAGCAGTAGAAATTGCCTTTTCTAAAGTGATGAAAAGTCTTCTTACATTGATTCGATCAAATGCACTTGGTTTGGATAATGCAGTCTTATCACCAAACAATACAATACCTTGACCAGGGAATGAAGTTACAGGGTTTACTCTTTTTCTGTAAAGAATATCTCTCTGTGCCTGTGTAGGATTGTATGCAAGTTTTAATGCACCACGAATTTGACCTCTGTTGAATCCACCTGGTGAATACCAAGGATCTGCAACTAAGTCTGTTCGAGCACATAGACCAGCAACGTCACCATTCAATGGAACATATCTGTAAACATCGTTATACTTATCGTATTGATACTTATAACCTGAATCAAATACAGCGTATGAACTTGAAGGTAAACCGTCAGCAAAATCTGCCACGTTTTGTGTTTGTGCAATAGGATCAGTTACGTTCACAACGTCTGCACGTGCAGGTGAAATAAATGCAACACAATCTTTTCTCTGTTCTGCGAGATCGATTAACATTGTTGCTTTTGTGTCACCAGTTGCATCTGCGTCTGTCTGTGAAGGACCACCAATGATAAAGTTAACATCTACTGATTCAGTGTCAGCAAACTTATCATAAGCAAGTTCTAACTCACCGTTTGTTGGTACGTTGTCATCAGTTCCACCAGAAAGTGATGTACTGAAAACAGTGTGTGATGCACTACCAGTATTATCAAATGTATTACCAGTAACAGCTGCACCTGCACCTGAAAGTGAAGTTTCGTGGTCCATCCAATAGATGTATTCTGAACTATTGTATAAAACATCTACGTAATAGTTTGTTCCGCCTTGTGCGTTTTTGGCATCTGAACCTTGTGAAAGTCCTTCGTATTTTTCTAATACTGAACCTGCAACACCAGTGATTCCACCGTCTTCGTCAACAACAACGATATGAAGTTCATCATTTGAAGCGCCATTGTCTGAAGCGTATTGTGTTGTACCAGGAGCACTATCAAAAAGATAGAAATATTCCCAACGTCTTTTGATGTATGCATTATCAACTACGGCATCTTTTAATCCAGTTTGACCAGCAGCAAGACCACTTTCAACGTTAGTGTTTACTCTTGCGATAGTTAAAGTGTTTGAAGAAATTGCAGTAATTTTATAATACTCACCAGAAGGAGCAGCGTTAAAGTTTCCACTTATATCGCCGAACTCTAGTAAGTCGCCTACATTAAACTCTGTGCCATCATCAACAGTAATAGAGGTTGCACCTTTTGATGCGTTACCTGCCACTAAGTTGTCAGCGGGCATAGTTTGTTCAAATGCAGTAGAATTTGTACACATTGATACCTTGAGGTTGTTACCCCAAGTGCCAGCAGTTCTTGCAGCCCAGCTTCCAACTGAACCCGAACCATCGGCGTAATTGTTAGTATAGTGATCTGTGTTTTTGATTTGTAATCCAGAACCATCGCCTGAGGCGTTGAGGTTTCCAGTCACAGCTCTGACCACTCTTAATGCGTTTCCGTACTGTAGAAAGTTGGTTGCACTAAAAAAATACTCGAATGTGTTGCTGTCTGGTTTACCAAACACGTCAACATATTCTTGTTCACTTGAGATCGCAACGATCTCATCCATCGGCCCTTTTTCACTAACAACGGAGATGCCTGCAATTGATGTAGCTACGGCAGGTACTACGTTTGTTAGATCCTTTTCAGTTACGAGAACACCGGGTGATACTAAAAATGCCATTGTCTGTTCTCCTTATTTACTAAATTTAGTAATTATACGACTATTTATAATAATCAAAATTTACAGTCCTTTTCGCACTGCAGGTGTCCAACGAACACCATATTCATCAATCGTATCCTCTGTAAACTCTGTATCGATACCATTATCAACAAAACCGAACGGTGCCATATCTTGTTCTATGAGATTCTGTTGTTCTTCAAATATACGACTTCTTAGATCATTATCTGTCAATTCTTTAAAGTAAATCTGTGTAGTTAACCAAGCAAAGAATAAACAACACGCAACTAAATCATCTGAACATCCGTCATCTGCTTCATACTTTGATGTACCTTTGAGAATGAATGTCGATAACTCTGCGATAATATCAAAGTCATTAATAATCAATTTGTCTGATTCAATCATCTGTTTAAGATTGGAACAAGCAATTTTCTTTACTGCCTTGGTTGTTCTCAGACCCATTTGAGATCCTTTACCTGAGAATCCAGAACCTGCAATCTGACCTGAACGACCTCGTTGTGATACCATAATCATATTATCATATTCTAAATCAAACTGTAATGTGTCTGCGACTTGACCACCAATATCATTGACCTCAACCAGTATCTCTGCCTGATTATAATTCTTTGCAACTTGATTGATGATATTAGGAAACACTAAAGGTTTAATTTCATTATTCTTATACTTTGCAACAATACGATAAGGCATCTGTGTAATATCAAATACAACAAATGCTGAATAGTCATTTAAATCACCTCGTGCAACGTCAACTGTCATCATGTAGTGATGATCTTTTTTTACTTCTTCGTAAACATCTAAACCTGAATGAGATTTAATCGGTGGATTGTGAGATAACATTCTCAATTTAGATGCATTAATTAATGTATCAACAGAACCTAAAAACTCACATTCAAACTCTGTTCGAAACTGTGCTTCACTTGTATTCTTAATTGTTTCTTCTTTCCATTTCTCATCTCTACCTGGTATCTCTGACCAATGTACTTCAATATTTTTAAAACTATTATTGTTATTGACAGAATCATTCCATAACTTATAGAACATATTCATACCATGAGGTGTAGATACAATCATTACCTTTGAACTTTTTCCTGATGAGATAGTAGGATAAACTGAACTAAAGAATTGTTCTGCAATATTATTCGGTACGAAAGCAAACTCATCTAAGAATATCACGTTAAAAGATCCACCACGAATTGCACTTGATGATGTTGAGGCGGCAATGATACGACTATTGTTTTCTAATTCTAAAGAACCTTTGTTCCAGTTTAAAACACCTTGTTGCATCCACTTAGGTAAGTTTTCATAAGCAAGTTGTAATCTTCCGAGAATATCTCTAGCAGTTGAACTTTTGTTTGCAAGTATCGCCACATTGACGTTATCATTAAACATCACATAATGCATTAAATAAGAAACAATCGTTGTTGATTTACCTGACTGACGAGGTAGTTTACAGATTGTAAAACGATTATCATGGAATGTATCAACCATTTCTTTTTGAAAGTTATACATCTCAAATGGTACAAGACCTTTATCTAGTGTAACAATCTTAATATAGTTCTCAATAAAATATATTGGATTCTCCATACACTTTTGAAGTTCCTCAATCTGTTCTTTGGTAAACTCAGTCTTAGTGTTTGCCTTTTTAAGATTAGGATTACCGAGATAAATCTCTGTGTTACTCATCTGTCTTTAATGATTTTCCTTTGAGAAGTTTATTCAATTCAGTTGTTGAACCGACAAACAAAGCGTTGGTGACATTCTTTGGTGCTTTGTCTGGCACATCTTTTAACTTCTTCATCTTTTCTTGTAACTGTAATAATTTTTCAGTTACTTCACCTACGTTTTTAATTAGTTGACCTGCAACTTCGTAAGCCCTCGGATGCTCGCCCTCTCGTGCTAAATCTAATATACCATCAATGGCATCTTGTCCACGTTCTACTAGATTATAAAGATTTTCTCTACTATATTTGTAATCGCTGTCAACATCTTCATTCTCTTTTGGTCTTGGAACTTTTGGTGTTGTTTTAATTACTTTTTCTGGTAAGTCAGCGATTTCTAATACTTCGTTTAATTTATCATCAGTGCTTGACATAATTTATTACACATTCTTATCTGTTCCACTTTCAGGATCATATTCTTTTGCATCTTGGAAGAATGATGTTGTTTCATTGAAACCAAAGTTATCATCACCGTCTGCATCAATTGGATCAGGTGTGACTGTGTATCTCTGTTCTCTCTTTGGTGTATTCACGGGCATATCTGCATACTGATCAACTTGTACTGTTTTAATCACTTTTGATGATGTCACAGGACCATAGAGATAATTCTTTGCAGTGAAAGACAAAGTGTACATGATAACACGTCTTGTTTGAAAATCACCATCATAAGAATCTTCATAAGATACATCATTTAATATAATAGGAACATCTCTGACTATTTCCATTTCTGGAATAGAATTTAATGTGACTGTATAATCGGGTTGAAAGTAAGGTAGTATTTGTTCGACAATTTGTAATGCATCATCTGAATTTTTTGCCATAGCATATAATGTAAAACCAATATTATATGGCACAGGCATATACTGAGATGTCATCGACTTATCATCTGCCCCTTTGACTTTCTTAAACTTTTGTACACGATTTAACTTTCTCGTAGCATCGTATGACAAACCTGTCATTTCAAAACCAAGTCTTGGTAATGTGATCGAAGTTTTCTTTACGTCTGTTGCTGTTCTACCAGCATCTTGGTCTAATCGTGTAAGAAACTTTTGTTTTGGACCATACGCTAATGGTACTTTCATTCTTTGAATCACTTTACCAGAATTGTTTTTGCGAACAACATATAAGTTGTTGAACAGTGAACCAAAGGCTACAACTGTTTTTCGAACAACTTCGTGGTAAAAACTATCTGTTAACATATTTTAATTCTCCTAGTTCTATTTAGTAGGTTCTCCAAAAGGGTTTCTTTCGGTAAAATCAAAGACATCATCACTAGAATCAAACTCTGTATCTAGTCCAGATTCTTGTGTAAACTCTAAGTTCTGAGCACCATCATCTTTATTATCAACACTATAATCTTCTTGTATGAGATAATTATAATCACCTAAATCATCTTCAAGTAATATATCATCACCTGCATCGGTACTTGTGCCATCAACAGAATCTAAAACTAATCCAGAACCTGCGTCTGATTGTAGAGTATCAGTACCATCTAATTGTAATTGTGATAGTGAAGGTGTTTCTAATAATAGAGAACCTGTTGTACCAACTCCTTCTTCTAATGATATTTGATGTGCTAGTACATCAGTTGATAGTGTATCTTCAACATTATCAATCTCTGAAATACCTGTATCTAATGCTTCATGTGAGTATTCAAACGTTGTACATTTTAATTTAAATAATGGAATATCTGCAATCTGATAGAAAGGATCTTCATCTTCAACAAACTGTATTTCAAACATCTTTTTGAATACAGGCATATAGATAACATCACCTTCTTTTGGTCGATCTTGTGCCAGTGTGTTTGATTTCTGATCAACTAATAAATCAAATCTTCTTTTAGAAACAACAAGAGTAATATCATCTCTTACTTCTAATCCAAACTTACCAATGATATCACCATCACCTTCGAAACCAGAAACGTTTTCTACATACATTTCAATTGAATATGCTTCTTCAAATTTAGATAAAGCATCTTCACCTAAAATCGTATCTCTAGCAACAATTGTTCTTGGAAGATAAGTAACCTCTTGACCGAACACACGAAGTTGCTCGATCATTAAATCTTCGTATAGAAATCTCTCTGATCTGGTGCCGTGACTGAAATATAAATTTCTTGTAGGCATAATTTATCCTATCATATAGTTGACAGGTGTTTCGTATTGTAATTGAATCTGTTCTTCTATTTTAATTATTTCTTCATTTGCTTGTTGATAGATAACTTCACCATTAAGTGTTGTACCACCTAACATTTGCACTTGATTAAATTTAATTAAGTTAGCACCCCATTGTCTTTTAAACAATTGTGTAACATATTTTTTTAAAAGAATATCGTTATAGATATCTGTATAAACAGTTGGGTCTAATTTGCGATAACATTTAATTAAAACATATTCACCGGCACTAACATCATTTTCCCAATCCATATCAATATACAAACGATTTTGATGTTGATTAAAACGAATTGGTTTTTCACCAACTAATACATGATCTAAAAAATCTAAATGTGTTCTTGTCATCTGATAATGAATAATACTTGTTGATGAGAAATCATAAAGATCATTCAATCGCAATTGATATCTTACATCAAACATATTAAGATTTGATTTGTCAGTAAATGGAAAAACTTCTAAAATAGAAACAACACTATCGGGTACAGGAATATAATTTGTACCTTCTTTCCAAGTTGCTGAAACTGTACTGTCTGCTGTGTCTGTTACGACTGTTGATGTGTTTGCTCTTGCTCGTGTTATATCTGCTGCTGTAATTTGATACTTGAGATACATCTTTTCAATACCATCATAATGATACTGAGCAAAAAACTGCAATCCTTCATCAAGTCTATCTTCTAACTGGTCATCTTCTACATTAATTTCAATGACTGGTTTTCCGAGTGCTCGTAAAGCATATTGTTTTAATGTTTCTCTAGTATTCGGGTTTGCCATACTTCTATTTATCCTTATCCTAAAGCAACGGCTTGTGCGATTGCAAAGGCATTGGTTGCTTTGGCGTCTAATTGTGTTTGTATATTACTTGTAACACCATCTGAATGATTTAGTTCCGCTGCGGTAGCAGTAACAAGTGTATTACCTAATCTTAAACCGTTTGATGAACCGTCATGTGTTTCTACGTCAAAGTCCGTACCATTCATAATTTTAAATTCTGTACTTGTCATACGAACATTAATATTTTGACTACCACCTTTTATATGTGCAATTTCAATAATACCGTCTTCAGTCCCGTTTGAAGCGTCACCAATTTTACCTGTTATTTTAGCATAGTTTCTGGAAACACCTGTATCACTATCACCTACAAATAATAATTGTCCAATATAGTTTGCATCAGCACCAGTAATATCTCTAACTAATCTTAATTCAGGACCTGCGGAAGAACCAGAAGTAGTATCTGTAATTGTGTGTGCTTGACCTGTAACTGTTAAAGTTGAAATGGTTTTATTTGATAGTGTTTCTGTATTATCTAAAAGAGAAACAGTACCAGTTGC